GCCGTCAAAGTAAGGCCATAGCCGCCCGTAGAAGGCGTTCCAACAAGAAACCGACACTTAGGGTCGGACTGAAATTTCTTAATATTGTCTTGTCTTTCATCTTGTGGAGTTAACCCATAATAGGTCACAATACTGTCTTCGCCGTGTTCTTTAATAATAGCCTTAACTATTTCTTTTACATCATATTGGTAATGAGCCCATATAATTGCTTTTCCTTCTACTTCATCTAATAAATCGGTTAATTCACTTAGACGATTATTTTTAATTGTTTGAATAGAGCCATCATCTGCCGTAAAATGGCCACAAGTTATCTGGTGTAAACGCATTAATTGAGTCAATGCACTAGCCGTTGTCACCATTTTGCCATTAAGTTGAGCAAGAGCCATCTTTTTCATTTGTTGATAAACCTTATCTTGTTCAGCAGATAAAGTAATAACTCGTTTCATAAACGTCTTTTTAGGAAGGTCTAAACAGTCATCTTTTAACACTCTATAAGAAAAAGGTTTTAATTTTTCTGATAATTCTCCTAGATTTTTATAACCCACTACTATTTCTACAGATCTTCCATTAAAATGTGCTTTACGTAGCACTGCATATCTAGTTCTAAAAGTGTAATAAGAAGAATGCTCTAATAAGTATTCATCTAAAAACTCACATTGTTTATATAAATCTAATGGAGATTTAGTAACAGGAGATCCGGTAAGGATTCTTCTATATTTTGCATATTTTCCTAGTCCTACTATATTTTTAGTTCTTTTAGCTCCCGGATTTTTAATAGTAGTAGATTCATCAATAACCATAAAAGTATTATGGCAATTTAAAAATCTTGCCGCAAAATCGACACCTTTTTTAGTGCTAAAAGCTTCTACGTTCATAACTAAAATATGAAAATCATGACCTGTTTGGAATAACTTATCTAATTCTTTTTGTTGGGTTTTATTAATTAAAGATTTCCATAATACAGTTATAGGTTGTATGTGAGTAGGTAAGTGTTCAGGTATTTCTTGAGAATACCAGTTTTTATACACTCCTTTAGGAGCAATAATTAAGGCACCATTGATTTTGCCATTATCATAGAGCATAGCCATATTATCAATGGCTACTTTAGTTTTACCTGTACCCATCTCCATAAAAAGCGCAAAGACTTTTTTATTCCACGATTTTTCCAACGCAGTCATTTGGTGTGCGTATGGCTTAGTCTTAAATTTATAATTCATTTTTTTCTACTTTCTAGTTGACAATATAATGATTCATCTCTATATTGTCAAGCATGAAAGACAAAGCGATAGTATACGTTATTCAAGAAATACCAGGTACCCGAGAAGGTAGGCCTAAAATTAACATTATGGGGGCTCAAAAATTTGGTGATATTAAAGTATTACTAAAAGAAGATTCTCAAATAATTTTTAGTCCAGGTCCAATAGTTTTTTCTTTAAGACAAAAATTAAAAAATTTTAAAGAAGAAGATTATTTATTACTTACAGGTGATCCGGCAATTATTGGTGTTGCTGTTTCTATTGTCTCCGATATAACAAACGGAAAATATAATTTGTTAAAATGGGATAGACAAGAAAGAACTTATTATCCTATTAAAATAAATCTTTACGAGAAAGGAGAAATCGATGAGTAAAGAAAAAATAAAAGTTTTTACTGGAAGTGGTTCGTTCAATCCAGGAGAAGACTTACAAAAACAATTTGTGGAGGATGCTCCGCAACAAGTAAACGAATTAGCAAACGTAGAAAATTTATCTAAGTTTGTTATTGATCTTCAAAATTTGGAATCAGAAATTGAAAGAGACGAGAGACTTTTAAAAGATAAAAAAGCTCAAGCCGATAAAATTTCTGGCGAAGTAATTCCAGAGATAATGGAATCAATGAAATTAAAAACTCTTAAACTTGTAGATGGTTCAGCCATTGAAGTTAAAGATGTTTATAGCGCCACAATTCCTGTAGCAAACAGGGAGAGCGCGTTTAAATGGCTTCGAGACAATGACCTAGGTGATCTTATTAAAAATGAGATTACTGTTTCCTTTGGTCGTGGCGAAGATGACAAGGCTACGCAATATGCTAGTCTTGCAGAAGGTCAAGGCTACCAACCACAACAAAAATTAAAGGTAGAACCTATGACATTAAAAGCATTGTACAGAGAGCGAGCCGAAAGTGGTCAAGACTTGCCTTCTGAACATTTTAATCTGTTTAAGGGAAACAAAACAAAAATAACAAGGAACAAATAACATGAGTGAAGAAACAAGAGACGTTACTGTAAAAAAAGAAGGTAACTTACCAGCGGAAATGAATTTCGTTCAAGATGCTGGCGCAGGACTTGAGAATATAGATAAAGACGATTTGGCTTTACCATTTCTTAAGTTATTACAATCTGGTTCGGATGAGACTAAAAAGAAACATGCGAACTATGTTGAAGGAGCAGAAGCTGGAATGTTTTATAATACAGTCACTAAAAGATTGTATAGTGGAGAGAAGGGTATAGAAATTATACCTTGCTACTACAAATTAACATTTCCTGAATGGGCACCTTTTGAGAGAAGAGAAGGTAGACCAATCAGTCCAGACAGAGGTGCAGAAATTTTAGCTAAGACTAAAAAGAACACCAATGGAAAAGATGTTTTAGATAATGGTAACGAAATTATCAAAACAGCTAATCATTTTGTGATCATTAATGGAGAGAAACCAGAGAAAGCTTTAATGGCTATGAAGTCTACTCAATTAAAAGTGAGTAGAAACTGGAACTCTTTAATGCAAGATCAATTTGAAACTGATCCTAAGACGCAGAAAAATGTACCTGCTCCAATGTTTTCAAGAGTGTATAAACTACAGTCTGTCGAGAACAGTGGAAGTTTTACTTGGCATGGATACAAAGTATCTTTGGCGAGAAAAGTGGATAACGCTAGCCTTTATCAAATGGCAAAAGATTTCCATAATTCTTTAAAAGCAAGTAACGCTGCAGCTGAGAACAAAGTAGAATCTAATTACTAGATTCCTCTTTTAGAGGATAGGAGCAGTGAAGCGAGAGTGGAGCTGCTCCGACCCGGGATCATTATGGAATATGAATTTATAGAATTATTTAAAGGTTATGAAGGTGATTTTGGCATGGCGGACATGTCAAAGACTGAACTAGACTCTGAAAAAAATAAAATAAAACCTAATTACGAATGGGCAGGAAGACCTGTCACATTAGATGACTACAAGAATCATTTACAAGGAAAAAAATCAATTGGAATCCAACCATGCAGAATAGATAAAACCGCACAATTTGGTTGTATAGATATTGATCCACCAGACTATGGATCCTTTAAAGTAGAACATTATCTAGCACTATTCCAACAATATAAATTACCATTAGTACCAATCTTATCTAAAAGCGGTGGTTTACATTGTTATATTTTTTTAAAAGAACCAATTCCAACAGTAGATTTAATAGAAGCATTAAAAGCTTTTTTGCTTCCACTAGGATTAAAACCAACTACTGAGGTTTTTCCTAAACAGAAAGAACTACAGAAAGATGATAAAGGAGACATAAAACCAGGAAACTTCATTAATTTACCTTACTATAACAACGGACAATCTACTCGATATGCTATAGATAAGAATAATTCTAAACTATCAGTAGAACAATTTATAAAATTTGCTAACGAATCTAAAGTAGATAAAGAAACTTTAGATAAACTTGTAGAAGAAACTCACAGAAATATATTATTAGGAACTAATCCAGAATTTGATGACGGTCCACCCTGTCTAGCACTGTGTTCTAGAACAAAATTAGATGATGGTAGAGACAGGTTTATGTACAACTATATGGTCTTTGCTAAAAAGAAATATAAAGATAAATGGCCAGACCAGGTATCAGCAGCCAACTATAGTTATTTAGCTAGTCCTTGGGATAAAGCAAAACTAGATTCAAAAATTAAAGCATGGAAAGGTGAAACAGCAGGACATACTTGTTATGAGGATCCCATTAAAGATAAATGTATGCGTAGTCTTTGTTATAAAAGACCATTTGGAGTTAAATCTGATAGTATTTCTGTGTTTCCAGAGATTCAAGACTTTGAAATGATAGCGTATGCAGAACCTGAGTATAGATTCAATGTCATTATGCCTAACGATGACAAGATTCAAGTCATTATAAGTAATACAAAACTGATGACTACACAGAAAGAAGTATTAAATTTAATCTGGCAACAGACTGGTGTGTACTTTGAACCACTTAAACCAAAAGATTTTAGGGCGAAATTAAATGAATGGCGTAGAGGTGGACAAAAAATTACACCACCTAAAGGAACTCAAATAGAAGATAGACTAGAAGAAGAGTTGTACCAATACTGTGTGAATGGACCTCAGGCACAAGAGAGAAGACAGATACACAATGGCTCTTGCTTTACGGAAGAAGGCTATCATTACTTTAGATTTAATTCTTTTATCGAGCATCTAGGAACTGGGTGGAAGATTCCAGAAGAAAAAATTGCACAGAAACTAAAAGACAAATGTAATGTAGATTTTGACCATTCTTTAAATGTTGAAGGGAAGACACTTAAAGTTTGTAAATTAAAACAACTTTACACTCCACAGATAGAACATAAACCTGTGCAAAGAAAAGGAAATAATTATTAATGAGATACAAAGTAGTAGGACCACCGGGCACTGGAAAGACTAGAAGACTATTAAATGAAGTACACAAGTACGTCAAGAATGGTACTCCACATGATAGAATAGGCTACTTTGCATTTACTCGTAAAGCTGCAGGCGAAGCCCGAGATAGATTTTTAGCTAAAAATTTAGACCTTACTAAAAAAGATATTAAATATTTTCAAACACTGCACTCGTTAGCATTTAATAATTTAGGACTTAAGGAAGAAAACGTAATGCAAGAAGGTAACTATCAAGCAATTGGAGAAACTTGTGGTATTCAAATTAAATATGCTTCCTATGAAACTAATAACTTTAACGGAATTTTTTCTTCTAACAGTGAGTATTTAAGTCTAATTAATCTAGCTAGAGTAAGACAAATTACTGCTGAACAACAGTTTAATCGCAACGAGCATTTAAGTTGGATTAGCAAAACAAAATTAATTGGAATAGAGAAAGAGATTAATAATTATAAAAACGCGCATAATCTTATAGATTTTACTGACATGATTCAACAGTTTTTAGACAAAGGAACTACACCTAAATTTAAAGTTATCTTTGTTGATGAAGCCCAGGATCTTTCTTTAATTCAATGGGCGATGATTAAAAAGATTGAAGATGATACTAATTGTGATGTATGGATTGCAGGCGATGATGACCAAGCTATCTTTGGATGGGCTGGAGCTGATGTGGATTCTTTTATTAACTGGGATTCAGAAGAAATATTATTAGATAAATCTGAAAGAGTTCCTCAATTAATTCAACGAAAAGCTTTAGATGTTATTTCAAGAATCTATCTTAATCGTTTACCTAAAGATTATCTTCCTAAAAATGAGCTAGGAGTTATTGAAGAACGATTTAATATTAATGGAATTGATATGACTACAGGAGATTGGCTAATACTAGCCAGAACTAATTCTCTTTTAAAAACAATTCCTGCATATTTAAAACGAAAAGGTTTTTTCTTTCAGACTCATCAAGGAAACAGTATGGGCAAAACTTTATACGAAGATATTTTAAACTGGAAAAAAATGCAGAAAGGTGAATCCATTCCTGAAGTTCATCATCAAAGAATTTTAGAAAATATAAAAAGTAAAGAGATTAATTTTCAATCTGATTGGTACGAAGCATTTAATAATATTGCTGTAACTAAAAGAGATTATATGAGAGCCATGCTAGATAATGGAGAAGATTTATTAATGGAACCAAGAATAAAAATTTCAACAATTCATGGAGCTAAAGGTGGAGAAGCACACAATGTAATTTTATATTTAAATCAAACGGCGAATACTATCAAAGGTGCAAAGAAATCACAAGAAAAACAAGATGAAGAATTTAGAGTTTGGTATGTGGGTATTACCCGAACTATTGAAAATTTATTTTTAATAAAATCTAAAAATAAACTAAAGGAATTTAAATTATGATAAACCCCTGGTCTGAAGAAGCTAGAAAAAGAGCTAGAAAAAAATGGAGAAAAAGTCCTAAAGGTAGAGCCTGGGATAAAGCTTATTCTCAAAGGCCTGAAGTTAAAGCGAAAAGACATGAATATTATATTAAAAGATTAATTAAAGAGAGTGCTGATGACGGACAAAATATATAAAAAGCAGGTAGGTGGAACCCATTATAAATCTATGGTCATTCAGCCATCAGAATTTATTAACCGAAATAATATTCCATTTGCAGAAGGCAACGCCATAAAATATTTGTGCAGACATAAACAGAAAAATCAAAAAGAAGATTTACTAAAAGCAAAACATTATATTGACATGGCGATTGATAGAGACTATCCTGCAGAAGTGAAAGAGGAAAAAGATTTTTTAGAAGAAGCAGAAAAAGAAAAAAAAGAATTAGAAGAGTCCTACAAAGAATCAGTAAGACAAACTAATGAGCGTAAACAAAAAGAAAAAAATTCTTGGGGAATAATTAATAATGATTGAAGCACAAACAGAGTGGGTTAAGCCTACTGAATTTCCAGATTTAAGACAAGCAGATACAATTGCAATCGACTTAGAAACACATGATCCAGATTTAAAATCAATGGGGTCAGGTTCTGTAACCGGTCAAGGTAAAGTTGTAGGTATTGCTGTAGCCGTTGATGGTTACTCAGGATACTTTCCTTTCGATCACGAGGGTGGTGGTAACCTTGAAAAAAGTAAAGTAATTCAATGGTTTAGAGACGTTTGTGAATCTCCCGCAGATAAAGTTTTTCACAATGCCATGTACGATGTGTGTTGGATTCGTGCGATGGGAATAAAAATAAATGGAAACATTTATGACACGATGATTGCAGCATCACTTGTCAATGAAAACAGATTTAGATTTGATCTTGGTTCGTTAGGTTGGGATTATGTTGGTCGTGGAAAAAATGAAACAGAATTAGTTGCTGCAGCAAAAGAATGGGGTGTCGATCCTAAAGCAGATATGTGGAAGT